TGCCGTTTGGCAACAATGAAAACCTTTGTTGGTTTTGCCCATGCCATAACTGCACTATTAAGGTTGGGTAACATCAAACCACCTCATAGTTGATTGATCGCAAGAGCTGCCCTGTATCCCACAAAATGGAAAACTTTTCTTTGTTTGAGTTGTTTTTTGCTCGGCCTGTTTTGCTCCGCTGTGCAATCCTTCGGGGAGATAGAGCATCCCACCCTGGCCCTTGAGCAACAAAAGTTTGCTGGACATACCCAACCCATTTCATCCCTATTTCATTCAAAACAACATCACCCTCACCATTGGCAATTTTTTCAAGGATGATATTCTTTGCCGCTTCATAGTCCTTTTTAAAATCATCCTTGCGATTGATAAATGTTTTTCTTAGAAATGACCGTTCGGGTATATTTTGTACTTCAGATCCAAATTCATGAACCATCGCTAATGCGAGAGCACCGATACCTTTTTCTTTACGCTGTTCAGCTGATGCGAGAACGCCAATTTTGACAGAATGATTTGCATCGATAAACTTTTGAATGTTATCGATCTGCTTCCTGTCAAATTTGATTGCACTCTTTACCACGGTGTAGTTGCACCCTCATACACTTGCACGTTGCCAATCAACAATGGTTTCAGAAGAGAAATGTATTTAATGCCATACCTTGTTGTTGCGAAGGCACCTAATACAGGATCTTCTGATACCCATGCTGGTATTGTGTATGACTCACTCACACCTCCAATCGATCGGGAACTTACTGGAAAAGATGAACCAGCTCCCAAAGGTTGTTTTGATGTGGTGAGATCGTACACTAAATAATGAGCCGTTAAATACAAAAACATCATTTTCAATTGATCATCATCGGAGTAGAGCGATTCATTGAAATTGATTTTAGCCTCTAAAAAAGCCCTGTTGATATCGTCGTCAGTGATCATCTCTTTTTGTATGTCACACGGGAATGAAGAGGTTGTAGCCCCTATTGCGATAGCATACGTAAAATCTCTTTTGAAAAGAGTTTTAAAATCATCGACGACGATATCAGAGACAGTGATCATTTAATCTCCATCATGAATTCAGGAAAGGATTTAAATAACCATTCCGCTACTTCTTTTGAGACAATAACGGCTTTTTTAAACTCCACTAATGTCCCATCTGGACACCCAACTGCTCCCGGACGTGTAGAGAACACTCGGACATCCGAGCATTCTTGTTCTACCACGTTCATCTTTTTAGCGTTTTTATTTTCAACATTTTTTTGCATCGTTCAGCTCTTAGGTTGCAGTGTTACCAAAATACAGCATTTCAGCAGGACGTTGTGCTAGAACACCTGTGAATGATCCATAACCAACGTTTTCCCAGTTGAAGCCGTTGAAAGTTCCGGCCTGTGTCATGGTGTAGTCGATTGGGAGATCCATTTTGACGCTAGCCTCATCGTAGTTTGTGAGGACGTAACGGTTGTTGGTTGCATCAAAGTTTGCCTTGTCGCAGTAGGCGCAAGGAAGAATTTTGAAATTTGCATTGGCTGTGATGGTTTTGAAAGCTTCTGTCAACAACTCCAACTTTGTTTTGAGCGGATAATCAGCGTTAGGGAAGTTGACCAGGCCGTTCCAATCAGCTTCAGGGATAATGAAAAGTGAGGGCTTGGCTGTGCGTGAGCAGTTTGCACGATATGCTTCATAAATTGCACCGGCAAAAGTGTTGAACTCTGCACTCGTCATTGTTGGAATGCGCTTGGTGATAACCGTTGTATTCACAGTCACGCCGGCTTGGTTAAGCAGTCCTTTGTCGGAGCCGTAACCCAAGAAGGCAACTTCCTGTAAACCAAGGTCCCACTCCTTACGGCGTGCAATTTCTCTCGCTTCAATCAGGGAGAAGATCGTACCAGCTTGCATCGCTTCTTCAAGCTCAAAAATGTTTAGGATAACACCTTTGGCCCAGTTGTAGATCGGCTGGGTTAATTGATCGTATGCAGCGTCTACATAGTTCATTTGAGAGTTGTTTGAAGAGTTGCTGATAACGCCAGTTTTGAAACCTTCGCCCTTGACGAAAGTACGCCAGTTGATGATCGATCTTTGAAACGCACCGTTGCCGACAACAACTGGAACATACTCTGCAAAGTCGATTTCATAGAATTTTTGCTCTGAAACCTTCTTGCCAACAGCTGTCAGTGTAGTAATCAGCTGTGAATAACCAAGAGAGTTTTTGTTAATCTCGTTCTTGTTTACGTCAAAAAATCTAAATGGATTTTTCATGTATCAATTCCTTTTCGTTTACATGGGCCACTAAGGCCCACAATTATTAATCAAGAAAAATTAGGCTCCAGTGGGACCAGTAGGACCTGTTGGGCCAGTAGCGCCCGTTGCACCCGTTGCACCCGTAGCGCCCGTAGCGCCCGTTGCACCGCTTATTGCAGCCCTGAAAACCATCGCCCTGAACAGAGAAGCGTTACCAGCTGCATTTTCCATAGCGATACCAACCACTGTGTTGCTGTCGGCATGTGTTGCAACCTTCTTGGTATCATGCGCATACTGCAAATTAGCACCAGCAGTGATTGCACCGCTTGCTTCAAGGATTACTAAAGATCCCATGAGAGCGATTTCAAGCTTTTCGCCAACTGCATATGATTCTTTGAGAGGGTTTGTTAGAACCACACCAAAGTAAGCATCAGTGAGGTTTGCTCCAGCAGTCACTTTTGTGACTTGACCTGTTGCTGTTGATCCAATCAACACGAATTCACCGGGGGTAATTGTGTCTGTACCTGTTGCAGAGTAAAACTCTACTGTCATTGATTTGCCCGAAATTAAGGTCCCCTTGAGAGTGGACATCCCGAACTGATTCTGATTTAAAGCCATTTTAATCACTCCTAATATTTTTATTGCTTATCGCTAACTTTTGTCGCTTGCTAACTAATTAAGCTCTACGTCCGTAACGCTTTTTGCCCAGCTCCACTTTTTCACGAGTAGACATAAAATCAGTCTCAATACTGTATGTCACACCGTTTTCGTGCAGCTCTTTTACCATTTTAAAGTTTTTATCTGTCTCTTCATCTTCAAGAGAGTTTTCTTTTTTCTCTTCTTTTTTATCTTCACAGTCTGTTTCGTTTTTCTTTTTTGATGCACGATACATCTCTTTTAGAGAAGACATTTTGATCTCTTCACCATCGATATCGACAGTAGAGCTGTCTTCATTTTCCTTTTTATCTTCTTCTTCTTTTTTGTCTTCTTCATTTTTCTTGTTGAGTTTCAGCTCCTCAACTTGTGAAACGAGGCTTTTGTTTTGGGCGAGTATGTCTTTGATCGACAGCTCTTTGCCTTCAACTTCAATTACGAAGTCTTCGCCTTCATTCGTTTTCAGCTCTTCTTTTTGTGTAAGCTTTTTAAATATTCTCCCAATCATGCCTTGGTCCCTCTTCTCGATGTTTTTATTAGTTACTATTGTAGCTGGTTCTTCGCTATTTTGCAAAGTTTGCGAATTTAGGAAAATGGGGTTATTGGCCATTTCATACCGAGGGTTTTTGACAATTGCCAAATGCTCGTATCTTCCCTCTACCAATTCTCGGTCGTATGGGACATTGTTCAGCGTTCCACCTTCGAGGTATTTATCGCCAAACCATGCTGTGCTGACACCCCAACCGTTTTGTAAAAGGTTCACTCCCTCTTGATCGTCAAGCACAAATTCTGCAATCCAAAGATCGGAATACTCGTCGTATTCCATTGTGCTGACACGTCCCACGATTTTAACACGGTCAATCGTCTCATCTGTGAGCAGCTCTTGAGGATGATCGATAACAACCGGGATGCCCATTGCTGATTGTGACATTTGCCACAATGCCTCTTGCGAAACCAAGATTGTTTCGTTTGGATAGGCGCAAAGTCCCTTACGCATACATGCCATTCGGATTACTTTGCCTGTCACCAATTTTTCACTCATATCAAAACCCTTCAAAATTTATGGTGCTGCATGTTGTGTGGATCGGGAGATACTTTGCCCATTTCAGTCTGATGTATGTCTCACTTTGATAATAACACGGTGGTAAAGTTTTTAAAGATGAATTATGAGAGCATGGTGCATCTATAACATAAGATTTTTTCCCGAGCTGTTTCGCTTGCAAGCAAAGATCAGTCCCAAAGAGGTGATGGTGCGGTATTTTTTCATCGAATGTTATTGCAGGATAGAGGGTTTTATTGAAAACGATGAGCAATTCGTCAAGAGTTTGAACAGCTGTCGGTTTGAAATCCTTGGTAATGAGCGGATAACCCCGATCTATGACATTAGCTGATAAGGTCCCCATTTTGGTCTTGCCAGCCACTCCTAACACCGCCCAAGGGCAATCAGAGAGCAGATGAAGCGCCCGATCCAAGGACGGGAAAAAATCATCATGCAGCACAACATCCTGATGAACAAAAATTACAATATCATTTTGACATGTTTTTAAAGATTTATTATATGCTTTCTTAACATTATTATTACAATCTTGGCTTTTAATAACTTGCAGGTCATGAAGCATGATATCTTTCGAATGCAGCAAGTTATCGTAAAGCACTTGAGAATTATTTGAGCAGCAAACTATCGAATAGATTTTAAGTCCCTCCCATGAGATAAAACCTTCGGCCCAGCCTAATGCCGGAAAACCGTTAGGCTCAGTGGATCGAGCCCACGGGCCATCAAATAATCTCAAACTTCATCTTTGCAAAGCATTGAATACCTGAGAGCCTTACTTGATCGGCCTCTTTTACATGACCAAGTATCTGTGCCTGTTTTGTTACAAAAATGGCGAGACTCTCCCGGAAATTCCATGATCAGGTAGGTATCACTTTTGAAATAATACATCCCGATATTGTCCGAAGGTGTGTTATTAGGCCCAAAATAGTAGACCTGCCCTTCAGCTCCCGGTGCCCCAAAGTCCCCATAAAATTTCGATTCTGCATCAAGTGCATTATTAGAACAGTAAAAGGTTGCTTCTGCGACAGCTGCATTCAGTAACAATAAACCTGCGATTAAAAACTTACTCATGATCTTACTCCTTTATTGCTTTCAAAAAGGCAATAACCCAACAAATTTTGTCATGCGTCATTGCCGAAGTACAAATATTGACAATACCAAACTTTGGCTTGATATCGTAAAGCTGGCGATACCTGTCATCTGTGTAATACAAAAAACTGTTCTCATTCCAAAAGCTATAATGTGTAGGGTCCTGAAAAGCCCCCCGACCATCTGTTGACGGTGTTTGAGAAATGAAAATACCATTTGGTTTTAATATCCGCCAAATCTCCGACATGATGTGGATGCGCTTATCGTTATTGATATGCTCTAAAAAATCAAAAGCGACAATCTCATCAGCGCAATTATCTTGCAGAGGTATTGTTTGATTGCAATCGCACACAAGGTCAACACCATCCAGCTGTTGACAATCGATTCCAAAATAGTCTGGCCTTTTCCTTCTCCCACAACCTAAATCAATCTTCATCATCAAATTCCTCTTTTCTTATTCCGTAAAATCTCAAATCAGCCCCAAATGTTTCAATCTTATATTCGCTGAAATAGTTGTCCCAATTCAGGACAGCCAAAAGATCACTTTCTGTTATGTTTTTGTAATGATCGTTTGTATGCGGACTATGTCCAGCCCAATGAGCTGTGGTCCCATGTTCAGGAGTGCCTGTCGATGCACAGCTGAAGGCGAACAACCCTTTTGGTTTCAAAAGATTGAACACGATATTTTCGATTGATTGATTGAACCTGCTATCATGCTCAAAAGCGTTGGAGCTAATGATCGTGTCAAATTGAGGATCTTCGCCATACAACTCAGGATGAAAATCGGCCACATGTTGCACAATATCAACATTGTTACCCGGCCCCATGTCTAACCCGATATATGCGCAATTCTCAAACAGATATTTGTTAGTGCCGTTGACATCGAGAGATCCAACGTCCAAAACGAATTTCTCTTTGAAATGCTCTGAGTATTTTCTTTTGACCATTTCCATGAAATCTTTTGAAGCCTGATGCATTTTGATCCTTTCTACCATCCTACAATTGGCTGTGCTATACATCTACAATTGAAATCTTCGCCGGGGTGTGCCCTACGTCCTGATTTCTCATCTACAATGGGTGGATGATCCCAATCAATAATTTCTCCATCCAGCTCATTATGTCTTTCTCTAACTTTGTGATCTCCTACCGTAACCCATTTGTATTGATTGATGCCATACTGTTGATATTGAGATTTTTTAAACTTGGTTGTCAATAGTGCCGTTTCTTGCCTTGCGATAAACTTGGCCCTCGTTTTTGAGATGTTGAGTTCAGCCATGATTGTTTTTTTGACCGTATCTCTTGACCTGCCGTCTAAAATGAGAGTTTGAAGTTTGCTCCTCAATTTTTCTACAATATCCTGTTCAAAATTTTCAATTGCCTTGGTCGCTCCCTCTTCAAACTCCCTCAAGAGCTTTTTCCGAATAGGAAGGTCAATTGTGGTTAGGTAGTCCTTGGAGATCTTCTCCAACCCAATTTCATCAAGTTGAGGCTGAACAGCAACATTTTTTCGAATAGTGCGCTTAAACTCCTTGCTGACACGATCCATGGTTGACACACCCATACTTTGGATTGTCATGTTTTTGACTAATACAGATGTTTTGCCGACCATGTTATCAAGTTGTTTAGTGATACGCTGTTGCAACAGTTCCGACTTAGCCTTGTTGATTGCAATGGCTCTTTTCAATTTCAAAGGTAGTTTTGTCGGGTGAACAATCCATGCTCCGTCAATGAATTTTCCACCGAGGTCTTTAAGCTCCCTTGAAATCTTAGCTGAAAAGTCCCCGGTGAATTGATTGCCGTTGTATTCAATCAATCCTTTTTTCAAAGCCTCTTCTAATACTGTATCTTTTTCGTTTACCATCAATTCAATGTCATCAATTTCCTGCATCAATGGTTTGAATACCGAAAGAAATATTGTCTTGTAAATCTCTCGATACAATGCAATATGCCACTTGTCCTGATAGATGATTGGCCTTAATGTTTTTGTCTTCATAATTCACTAGTACCTGCAACGCTAGTTTCATTTGCTGATTCTAACTTATCGACACCCATTTTCTTCAATTCATCTAAAGATATCGCCTCATTTTCATCTAGTTCGCTGCAAAATATCTTTTCGCCATTTATCAACTCGACTGCTTTTTCGCTTGTGCAAAGTCCGCTGTTTACTGCTGTTGTTATGCGATTTAAAGCGTTCGTTTTCATCGCAGATTCTTGTTCCGCATTGACAATTCTGAGAGGTTTAAACTCAAATGCGAGGTTTTCAGGTATATACCCAAGAGTTTTTTGACTACAGATCGAAATCACTTTCAATAAACCTAATTTGACCTTTGATCTGATTTCAGATTCAATCATCCCATTATAATTTTCGATATCATCAAGCCCTGAATTAAAGCCAGACGCTGATAAACCGAAAAGCTTTGTCATAGGCATTCTAAGATCACAAGCCAGGCCAATTCTGATCTGACTTAATATTTCTGAAACACCCGCAAATCCCAAAGTCTTTTGCTCGTAGTCATCTTCTTTATCAACCACTAAAGCATTTTGATAATTTTTTATTTTTGAAGCTGCACTAATCCTTGTCGCTGTTTTTTGCGCCCCGTCCCGAGTAGCGATTGCAGAATTGAAACCAGATATTTTGAACACGTCAACTTTTGACTCGTCTAAGATTTCATAAGTGACGTTTTGGTGTTTCAAATATTGATTGTACGATCTCATAATCTTTTCGACTTCAGAGACTCCCCACCCTGCAAATTGACCCCTGATAAGGGAAGGCGCTTCCTTGTTTTTAATCTTAATTACATTTTCTTTATGCAAAGGTTGACCGTAATAGTTATATGGGCAATCCAAAGTGTCATCAAGCTTGAATTGATCGACCATGGACATTCCGCTAGGTGAATACGAGAGTTCCCAGCGATCCACAGCATAAAACTCAAGAGGTGTTCTTTCTTTGATTGAATTGATATTAAGGGGCTTAGTCATATCTTGCCCAGCGTTTACGATGATACCAGCCCCGCCATACAGTCTTGACCACTTGAGGGCCTGTGCGTATGTTTCAATGATTTGATTCATTGCAATGAAAGCGTCAAGTTTTTTCAAATCATCTGCTGACAATTCCGGGGAGCTTATTGTAATTCCTCCCCTGAAAGCATCGTCAATCGGTTGATCTATTAAAACCTGAATTATTCCGTGCTCCAGATAGGTTTGCGACAATAGCGCCCTATTCAGCGTTATTGCGTAAAACCTATTGTTATAAGCCAATGACTCTGTAGAACTCGAATTCGCAGTAAGCCCATTCATAAAGTCCATCATCGAATTTTCGTGTAAACTGTTTTCCATAATTACATCACCCCTATTTTATATTTATATGTTTCACAACTATTTTATGTATCCATTTTTGTATTATTGTATTTTATGGTGCAATAACGGGAACAGCATTGTTTTAATTGATATTTGTTTACTTCAAATTCTTTGCTACAAAATTTGCATGATTTAACAATATTATCTACTCCTGACGCTCTTCTATTCCTGCTTACGCATACTTTTGAGCAAAATTGATTACAATGGTCGTGCCGTGTTGTTTTAAATTCTTTGCCGCAAAACGCACATTTTTTAGTGATCGGCACGAAATTTATATACGATAATTTTGCTATCTTTTTATGAAACCCCTGCCCTTTTGGTGAATCTCTGAACTCTCTTGAAATTCTTGTATTACTAGCAATGCCCTCTTTAGTAGAATGCCATGAAGATGCTAATGGTCTGACATTTTCAAGATGTTTTATTTGCTTTGTTAACCTATCATCATCCCATTTATGTTTTCTCATATGGTCTTTATGCGTAAGCATCTCAAGGTTTTCAATTTTATTATTTGCTGGATCACCATCAATGTGATGTATGTGCATCCCACTTGGAATTCCCCCGTTATAAAACTCCCATATTTCCCTGTGCATCCAAATAACTCTTCTTTTTAAATTTTCTTGCTCCCTTCTGTAAAAATAGGATTTCCGTTTTTTACCCTCTGTATTCGTACAGCGTATATATTTTTTCCCATTCCATTCTATTACTTCTTGCGCCATCGGTTACACCTTTCACATAACCCCTTCATCATATATAGACTTCTTGTGCTGAATAAGAGAATTTAGCGCATACCTAACAGCGTCAATTCCGTGATCGAAGTCGTCGATCACAATAGGCAATACTTCATTTGTTCGCTTATCAACTTTAAAAGAAAACCGCTTAAACTCTTCTATTATATTTTTGCATGAAGGATGTATTATAACTTTTGAAAACCCTTTTATGTACTCGATACCATCAATATTTGAGTTTGTCCACTTTTTAGCTGATTCAATATTCCAACCTTCATTTTTCAGGTAAGAAATAGTCTCTGGCCTAGCGCAATCAGCTTTTATTTTATAATACTCATTTGCTATGACTTTTCTTATTAACTTCCCAAGATCATTAATCTCAACATGATAACCATACGCTTCAGCATCTATATAAAGATTTTTATCTCTTATGAAACATCTAATCACAGTTGATGGATCGTTGGCAAAACCAAAGTCCATACCATGATAAAATGCTTCAACGCCCTCAGAGCTAAACTCCTCCACCACGAATTTACCTTTGAAGACTTGGGCGTCTGAAACTGTCCTTAGCTCTCCTTCCCAAACGTGAAGATATTTTTCAAAGTCTGTCGCTCTCAAGTGAAGCCGTTCTTTTTCGAGAATCTCAGGAAAATAGTCATTGTCGTTATAATTCACCTTGACGACTAATGCATTATGTTGACCTTTGACAATAAACATTTGATAGACTGGATCATCCTCATTGGTAGGGTTGAATGTGATGATTAGTTTACTGCCTGGCTTTCGAATTGTGGGTATGAGAATATCCCAAGAGGATTGAGATACTTTATCAGCTTCTTCAATCCATACGATATCGACACCCTCGGTTGACTTTACCGATTCAATGTTATGAGCGAGCCCTTTGAAAATAAAAACAGACTTATTGAATTTGCACTCAATAGAAGCTATTTTTATTGAAAAATACCTTTGGAGACCGTAGAAATAAATGATCTCTTTGAGCAGCGTATAAACTGATTCTGTAATTGAGTTTTGAAGCTCCCTTGCACACAGTATTTTCGTTGTTTTTGAAAGTGCTGTATAGACTAAAAATCTTGCAATAGAATGAGATTTACCGCTACCACGTCCACCGTAGTAAACATAGTAACGATAATCATCAAAAAGATCGTCGAATATTTCAGGCACGACTATTTCAATGTTACTCATTTATCTGCTTTTTTATCTGCTCGCCTTGCTGCGAATGTCACTACTGGAATAGTAGAATCTTGGCTTTGCGTGTCTGTCGTTATTTTATCAGACCAACCGAGAATGTTTTTTAGCGCAAAAATAAGGACAGCTGTATTGCCCTCATCAATTTTCTGCCATGTTTTTCTTCTTAGACTAATCTTGCCTTTTGCCGCCTTTTGTCGCCATAGATCCGCAAAACCCTTTTTTTTCTCAGTTACGCATCGCCTTTCAATTGTATCCTCAGAGACATTAAAAAAACTTGCTATTTCTTCTAGCGTACAATGCATAGCGCAAAGTTTATCAAATTGATTCCAATCAATGGGAATTTTAGGTCTACCAATTTTAGACATATGACTCCTCAATTACATCATTTCTATTTGTATTTTGATTTTTTGATTGGAGCGTATCGGTCAGACTTGCACTGCCTTCTGCTGCTTGGAAAGCAACCACTTCACTATCAAAGCTTGATACGCGTTTTGGATAGGGCTTTGCCAATTTCAATATCTTTGTTTTTATATCATCTGTCAATGGCATTAAATATATATGTTTTTTAGTAGGTTTCCTAGTTTTTATATTGTTTTTTTGTGCAAATTTAAAACCTGCTTGCCCAAATTTAGCACCTACACTTCTATGGTGTGTCCATTTACCATTGATATAATATTCAAGTGTTCCACCAATTTGAGATAATCCAATATATATCCAATTTGTAGCCTGATATATTCCACCATGATGGTTTTGCCTTGGATCTGCAAAACTTACAATAATCTTTAATCCTTCACATTTTTTTTTCAAATATTTTATCGCTATACTTAAAATTTTAGATACATGATTTTTATGCTTGTTCAAAGCAATTCTAGTTAATTCACATCCTTCTATAGTTGTTAATCCATATGGGGTTAACAAATTATTGCAAGCACCCCTAGAAAACAATACCACCCCTATAAACTTATTTTCCTCCCAAACGCCTATTTTAACAATTTTCCCTGCTGGCATACATTTGCTATAATGCCAATTTTCACAAGCATACTTTGCAGCTTCATGCGTTGCCCAATCGATCTTAAGAGTCATATTTCTAACCCACAATGTGGACATATTTTTTTCTGTTTTTCATCAAGTTTCCCTTGATCATCTTCTGTACCTGGATCGAAGTCTTTATCATCTAAACTAAAATCACAAAAACCAATATCCCCGATATCAAAGTCCTGCTTGTCAAGCCAATCAAGCTGCTCTTTAAGGATATCATCGTCCCACTCTGCAAGCTCGGAAGTTTTGTTGTCAGCCAGCGCAAAGGCCATTTTACCTAGCTCATCAAGCTCAGTTACCACAGCATTGATATGCGTCCAGCCGAGTTGTTTTGCAGCTTCCAGAGTGCCATTACCAGCTATCACAACATTTTTTGAATCGATCACAATAGGTTTTTGTTGCTTGAATTTAGCGAGCGAGCCCTTGATTGCCTTTAAATTTTTATCGCTGTGCTTCCGAGCGTTGTTCGGATCAGCTGCAAGCTTTGATATTTCTACCTTAATAACGTTCATATCATTCCTCTCTTTGCCCATGTCTTTTTATTATACATCATTTATGCCACGTTATATTATTAAACCAATTATAACAACACATTATAAAATAAATTTAAGTTTTTGTGGAAAATTGCCGATATGTTATTTACAATTGGCAAGTGTCAATTGACAGGTGTCAAGGGCCAACAACAAACGAAAGGGCTACAAAATGAAAACATTCAAAGTAACAATCAAAATTCAAGGTCTTATGGGCACAACAGAGAGAACCCATGAAATAAAGGCTAAAACTTTGGCATCAGCTCAGAAAAAAGCATTTGCGATCATTGGCAATCAAACAGGTGAAATAATCTCAATCATACAGTCAGGTATTCGTAAATAATCACATGGTATCAATAATCACATGGTATCAATACACAATAACAGACTGAAGGAATATGAACATGAAAAACAATAGAAGCTACAAAAACCACGGTTTTAGGTACATCACAAGAAAAAGTATTTTTTCAGTAGCGATAGTAGTTGACGGTGAAAGAGTTACCGCATGGCATAGGACTTTCTCAGAAGCATCAGCAGAATTTAGATCTCAGATTGACGACATAACTTCTCACCTATAACTTACTAAAGTTTTAATTGCGATCATAAAAGGATTATTGAGATGACTAAAAAAACATGCTTTATAAAAAACGGAAAAGGTGAAATTACAGGAAAAATAAATCTTTACTACAGCAAACAATTAGGTTGGGTATCATTACCCAAAAAATAAAAGAGGATTTAGGTGCTCGCTAATAACTGTCGAGCATAACTATACAACAACAAACCAGAATTGAGAGCGTAAAAATGAAAAAAATTATGGCAAAAAAACCGATGTTTGAAACACTGCTTTCAATTTTTAAAGCGCACGAAAAAAAGGCAATAAGAGATTATGCAAAAACGTTCCATGTCGCTGATGACTCAAAAATAGTTTACTCGGATGGTTTCTTTATTCTTGTTGCTGACATACCGCACAAATTCGCACGAAACGGAACCTACAATATTGACGGGAGTCCCTCATCATTACGTTATCCAAATTATCACTCGATCCTTCCCTGTGATCAAAAAAAGGTTTATGAGGCGAATGCTCTTTTAAAAATCGCTCGGCTTGTTGCACCGTCCACAAGAAAAACTGTCTTTATCAATCGATTTGGAGCCATTGAAAACTATGATGAGAAATATAATTGCAATCTTTCACATGCTGTCATTGCTGCAAAACTTGATTGCGAAGCTTGCAAAGAAACAAATGACGGGTTTTTTATATTTGAGAGCGAAACAATAAAACTTTTATCGGCTGGAGTATCGACAAAAAAATGATTACCCAAAACTATGGAACTGCAATTTTAATAATAATCGGTTTTTTAACAATTCAATTTGGTGTCCCCATGTGTGTGAATAAATTCGCACCTGATGACGATATTCAACAACAACGAAAGGAACTAAAAAATGAACTACACGACCAAACAAGAGGAATTAATCAAGAGTAATTGCGATCCATGCTCTGAGAGTGAGTTGCATGAAAAATTGTTTCATTTCTCCCCAAGCTTGGGTGGGAGTTGCAAGAGAGATTAAGGAAAAATTCGAAACATACAACAAGGATAAATGACATGAAGATTGCACTTAAAAACAATGGCACAAATCGCTTCACCGTGTACGAGATTAAAGACGATGATACTCGGGTATGCCTTGGGCAATATGCGGGTTCCATTGCCACCGTAAGACGCCTTGTATCGACCAAGCATGGTTGTCACGTCGATGTTATCCGCTTCAATTCGAAAGGATGGTATTAAGATGAAAAAAACCGTTTTAAAGTTGTATGAAAAATTGGCGTATGGTCGGGTGTTGATTTGTTGCGAAAACGAAACCGATCAAAAAAACATCCACACCTTGACGGGCAAAAAAACTCTCTCACTTGCCGATGTTCAAGCATTGGAAGAGCTTGGCGTTACAATCGAATGGAAAAAAATGAGGTCAACACCATGCCCGACAAAATAATATTGCGCTTGGAACGCAATGAAACAGAATATTGGGAGCTTGTGGCGTATTCAATTTATGGAAGAGACATTTTGAAAAATCATGGCGAATTCCGGGAACGAAAAGACGCCATTTCCTATGCCTATACTTTTTTGCTTGATGATGATTTCAAATTTTGTTTTGAGGAACCGCACCATGTCTGAAAAATACCCGTATCACCAAAGACTTGATAAGACCTTTTCAAAAAAATTAACAATTTATCTCCGATGCCGTAAAACCCCGTTCTTCAGGACGGGGATATAAGGCATCCGCCTGAGCTTCTGTGAGAACAGAAGCGATTCTCTGGTTGTCTCTCTATACATTATAATATATACAACTGGGCAGGGAGAAGACAATGATTAAGACCTATAAATATCGAATCAAAGACGCATCAGCAGCTAAAAAGCTAAAGGCAGCGGCGAGAGCCGTAAACTTCGTGTGGAACTACTGCAACGAAATATCTATCTATGCGATCAAAAATAGATCAAAATTCCTGTCTGGATTCGACCTATCAAATCTGACAAAAGGAAGCTCAAAAGAGCTATTCCTTCACTCGCAGACGGTTCAGGCCATTTGTGAGGAATATGCAACCAGAAGACAAAAAGCCAAGAAAATTAAACTTAGGTGGAGAGGAAAGCGATCCCTTGGGTGGATACCTTTCAAGAAAACAGGAATTAAAATCGTTGGCGATAGCGTGACATACTCTGGAAATACGTTCAGACTTTTTCTATCAAGAGATATCCCTACTACAATCAAGACGGGATCTTTCAGCCAAGATGCAAGAGGACGGTGGTATTTCAATGTTGTGTGTGAAGTGGAGGAACATATTCGCTCGGCTGCTGGTGAAGTAGGGATTGATCTTGGTCTGAAGGATCTAGCAAATCTTTCAAATGGCCAAAAATTTAAGGCCAATAAATACTATCGTAAATACCAGCGCATCCTTGCCTTGTCGCAAAAAGATGGTAAGAAAAAGAGAGTGAAGGCAATCCACGCAAAGATTGCAAATAGCAGAAAAGATGAGATTCAAAAGATGAGTCATGAAGTAACAAGAGACTTCAGCCTCATCTGTGTGGGCGATGTATCGTCAGTCAAACTTGCAAAAACAAAGCTCGCCAAAAGCATCTATGATGCCTCTTGGTCGCAGCTCAAGTCCTGCCTCGAATATAAATCGATTGCGAGAGGCGGGATGTTAGTCATAGTGAATGAACACATGACAACCCAAACCTGTTCCAACTGTCTGTCTACAGGCGTTGGCGCACCGAAAGGAGCGAAAGGGCTAGGGATAAGAGAGTGGGTGTGCAGCAGTTGCGGATCGACACACGACCGTGACACAAATGCGGCACTAAACATTCTCCGATTGGGAAGACAATCGCTGGGTCTAAAGTGATCTAGGAATCCCCTTCCTTCAGGGAGGGGAGGGCTTCAATTAACGATCTACACAACCCTGCTCGTTATTCTTATCCTGTTTATTGCAAAGTTAATTTTTGCGAGTTGAACCCGTCCACTCTTAATGCAATGATGACCTATCATTAATTTTAATGGGAGGTCATTCATGCGCTTTATTTTGCTGTCTTTACTACTTTTATCATCAACATTATTCGGTAACACCCTATACGATGGAGAGTCCAAACTTTTCGGGGGATCTGTTAAATGGGATAACAACGGATCGATCCTGACTCAATCTCAGGAGATCCCCTTCTCCCCTCCAAATCATCTCAGGGTGTCTTTAGTAAATGTAAACTACTGGGGAGCGGCAGGATATGTCATTGAAAAATGGAAGCCGATCAACTTCATTACCTACCACACTCTTAACCTTGTCATGAGAGCCGACAATAATGTGACGGTTGGCGTCCAGCTATTTGATGCTGGGAACAAAAGTAGCCCTGCTGTTAAAGTCGATCTGTCTTTCAGTCACCAGCTTATCAGCATCCCAATTTCGATGTTTAGCGATATTGATTTGACAAAAGTCACTGCAATTATCTTTTCTGTCTCGACACAAAAAGCTGAAAAGAAATATTTAGTTGATATCGATAACATTACAATTGAGCGTGAGATCCTGCCCCCGGATGATGAGGATGATATCGATCCCCCGAACCAAGGTGTCATGAACACCAAAGGCCGCTCCCTGTATGACTCATGCAACAAGAAGGTTGTCCTGCGTGGTGTCAATCATATGACGTGTTACACGGATTGGGTAGGGACACCGAGGGACGGTGAGCCGATGTTCACTGAGATTGCTAAGACAGGGGCAAACTCGGTCAGGATCGTCTGGACTTACTCAGAGAATACCACCCCTGCGGAGCTAGATAGGGCGATCACCAATGCCGCTAAAAACCAGCTTATCCCTATGGTTGAGATATTGGATCAAACATGCGAATGGTCGAGAGCTGCTTTCGACAAGGTTTTGTCGTGGTGGTTACAGCCTGACATAGTGAAGGTGATGAAAAAGCATGAGAAGTATGTACTTCTAAACTTTGCTAATGAAATGGGAAATGGCGATACGACTCTTGAAAATTACAAATCAGAGTACAAGCGAGTCATTGAAAAGATGAGGGGAGCAGGGTTAAGAAGCACTATCGTTATCGATGCCCCTGGCTGTGGACAGAATGAAACAATCATGCTTGATGCTGCAAACTATTTAATCGAGTCTGATCCTCTTAAAAATGTAATGATGAGTTTGCACCTGTGGTGGGTTCCCCAAGACAAGGACCGTATTACAAACCTGATGACTCGTGCACACAAATTAAACATCCCTTTAGTGATCGGTGAATTTGCCGGTGTTGCTGTTGATTGTAAGACGCCTACTTTTTACTCACATCTTTTAAAAATTGCTCAAGATACTGAAACCGGCTGGATGCCATGGAGTTGGGATAAATCAAATGGGTGTCAAGCGCATAGCATGACTAAAGACGATACCTATTCGGGTCTGTTCGGATACGGCAAAGATGTTGCAATTGATGACCCCAATTCAATCAAAAATACCAGCGTCCAATCCACATGTTTTTAGGTATTCGACCGCAAGTCTTTGCTCTAAAAGCGTCTCAGCAAAATTTTTGTTATTGATCCAAAGATCACATAAGCAGCGTCCAAAAGAGTCATAATGATAAAAATCAATTATGACTTTTTTATCAAGCAGCTTTTTGATTGCGTAGTTTTTGGCGTCAATTCCATCTTGATTCTTATGATCCATCTCAGGACAGTTGATGCCAAAGAGCCTGATTCTAATTTTTATCGTCAAATTAAAATCGAGGTCCACGATGCAATCATAGGTATCGCCGTCAATAACATTTGTTATCGTGCCGTTATGGAGCATACCAGCACCGAGGTCTTGCACATGTTGCTTTTGCATTTTTTGGGATCACTTTATCATTCCACTCTTTATCACATACCGCACCTGCGAGGTAGGTATCAAGGCGACACTGGGCCGCTGGATGCTCCTGCTTTGTTTTTCTAACCACGGTTGGATCAAAAGTATCATATGAGGGCATGGGCTCATTATTTAATGTTGCAAGTAGTGTTGCGAGTGATAGTCCCGCTTTTAATGACCTCGCGCATGTTTTTTGCTCATCTTCTGTTTTCAATACTTCGCAAAAGTAAGGTATCTCGGTTTCATCTGCTGAGTATTTTGAAAGCACTTTTCTTGCGCATACATGAGTAGCGTAATAATCAGATTGACCTTCGTAAGAGGCCCACCCTGCATTAGGAAAGCCCCCGAGGTGATGACCAATCTCATGACAGATCACCATGCGAAACCCATCTAGTGTGACTTCAGGCCGTCTTGCAAGTCCACCGAACATGTTGACATGATATTCCGATCCTGACCTGCTTGCATAAGCGTTGACTGTTGAATCATCCCAATTTCCTGAGAGGACAAACCAGCCGCCAAAACCTCTAATGATCGGTGAGTAAAGTTGTCTCATTTCATCGATGACAGCGTAAAATTCTGCCTCGGTGATATTCGACATAAATTTATTGTCCTGTTTCCACAAGTCGTTTTCCGGGAGTGACGCAAATGAATGAGATGAGATTAGCAATGCAATGATTGCAAAAAGAATCTTTTTCATAAAAACCCCGCTATAAGTTGTTATTCACAAATTATAGCAGGGCGCATGGAGGATTACCTATTATTTTTTATCGGCAGCCAAGACTTTTTCTTTCACGCCTCTGATATTCTTAGAGACGTTGACTGTCGTAGAAGCTTTTGCTGTACCGCACTTGTTTGTTGCATACAGCGTAAGGGTTTTAGTAATTGCTGGCCTAAAGTCAATCATCGATACTTCGGGTTTGCCGCCATTGTCGAATGGTGGGCTTGCTGTCCAGTAGTAAGATGTGTCTTTTCTTGGCTGCATACCAATTCTTACTGTCTGTCCCGATCTAATCCAGATTGAAGGTCCGAAGCCAGTTGATGCAACTGGCTTTGGTTTGCAATCCGGATCTGGCTTAGGATCAGGGTTTGGATTGGGATCTGGATCAGGAGTTGGAGTATCGTCGAAAACGACGTAGTTCGCCCACTCTCCTACTCCGTTAGCATTCCACCTGATTTTCATGTACCCCGACTCTCCCCAGCTTCCCCACGAGTTCTTCAATATCCAGTATTGCCCTGCATCAGACCAGCCCACAAGGTTCACAGCGTGATTGAGTTGGCGTGATCCTGAGTCTTGGAATACTCCTCCCGTATATCTTGAAAAAGCATCGTCGGCAGCCACTCCCACACTTACAATTCCGTAGCGATATATAGCGGCTTTTATCTCATCAATTGATGGTTTTTCACCGCCCGGTGTGTACGACCATTGTTTAATTCTGAGTTGATGATTGAGTCCTGACTTGCATGGTTCATCACTTGCACTATACGGCCATGCGGATCCTGCAACACCCCCAAAAGGACTCATGTGGCGGTTGTAGTCGAAAAATCCACCGTTGCACGTCCACTCCCCCGGTTTTGTACACGAAAGGATATGCTGTTCGCTGGTATCATACTCTTTCCCGGTTTGATATTTGAATGCGTCCTGCACAGTGGCGGACATGGAAAATGCCCAGCAACTTCCGCAACTTAACTGGTTCTCAGGTGCTTTATATCCACCTGCTTTTACCCGAGCATCAAACTCAGCAGGGAGATCACCACGAAGTCCATCTCTTGCAGATTTTACGTTGGTCGGATTGAAGTCTTTTGGAACAACAAGACCTGTTGAATAAATTTGCCCGTTCGCACCCAAGAATGATACGGGCTGTTCTTTTTTCTCATTTGTTGTTGAGCACGATAAACTCATGACAAGCGGCAAAAATGCTAAAAATAGTTTTCTGTACCAATTCATAAAATCCCCTTTTCGTTAAATTTAACTAAGGGCATTGTATCATCTAAGAGCTGACAGCTCATTCAAATTGAAGTTGGGACATGTTTTTTTTCGGTCAAAATGGTTATGAGGATAAACATTTTCTTTAGTGATCCTAAAGCGATCCATCAGGCTTTTGATTAAATCATTTGCAGCTGCGAATTGAATTTTTGTAAATTCATGCCTTCCCGATAAACATATTCCGATTGATTTGAGGTTTTGCCCGATGCAATGAGCACCGATCCTATAAAGAGGCCTCCCGATTTCTATTTGCCCTGTTTTTCGGATGAAGTAATGATAGCCGACATCTGAGAATTTCCGCTCATGGTGCCATTGCCTGATTGTGTCGATGTTGTCATGTTGTGGGAGATCGCTATCAGAACAGTGAAGAATCAGCTTATCAATTATTTTGAGATCTCTCATTGTCTCTGATGTTTTACAATCAAACGCCATAATACTATCCTTTTATGAATGTCCACTCTCGATAGACTTTTGACGTGAGCTGTAACAATCCCCAAGAGGCTATGTGGTATGCATCAATCAGCCCGTCTTTGCTTTTACAAATTTTTGAAGTGGGATTAGCTTTTTTGAATGCAAGCCAAGAGCGCACTTTTGGATTATCGCCCTCGCATCCCCTGTGTGCCAGCTTTTGCCAATTTTTAGGTTCAACCTCATGGTAGTTTCGATTGTAGAGCCATGCTCGAATTAACCCACTGTTCGCCCCAAACTTGAAACACACAGAGCTTCCCCAGACTGAGCGGCCACGAACTTTTTCGATCCAAACCGGAACTTTTAGGTCAGAGAAGATCCTGTTCAATTTGTCGTAGTCGATCAATTTGTCATGCCTGTATGGAATGGCACAGTAAATGGCCTGCATGGTGTCAGTGTCGAGTTGCACGACATAGCCTGTGCTGCCGGGATCTATGCCTATAATCCTAATATTATTCTCCTTTTTTAATGAGTAATTCTATTGTTTTTTCAGGAGATCCCGTAGTTTTTCTTATGAATTTATATTTTGACCTTTTGATTCCAAGTTTTTCGCATATTTGATTTATAGTTAAATACTCGTCAAAAAAATCATATTTTTTTGCATGAAGTTTTTTATGCTCGGATGCATTAGTTAAAAGTAAATTTTCTATTCTGTTATCATCTTTTATACCATTGATGTGATGAACATGCTCATTTAATTTTAATTTTCTTCCTATATGTTTTTCCATCACATAACGATGTTCTGATAAATGTCTTTTTTTGCATTTTTCATGACCTTTTACCCATATTTCGCTATACCCACGATGACTAACCTTATATTTTTTTTTGCTATAACCTCCATTTTTTTGACTATGGATTGCAAAACACGGTCTGGAGCAATATTTAGCTCCTCCTTTTCTTTGTTCACATTTAAAAGATTTAAATTCTTTGCCACAATTCAGGCAATTTTTAGTTTCTGATCGACAATTTTTTTGGTTATGAAAACAATTAAGAGAACAATATTTGGATTCAATTCTCCCAAAATATTCGATACCGCAGTAGGAACAAATTTTTTTCATAAAACTCCTGGCTGTTGCTAATTTCATTTTGGGAGTTTTTGCGAAGATTACAATAAAAAAAGGCCGCATGATGACTGCGACCTTCTCTAACAACGAAACGACTATATCCTGTCAACACTGAAAAAAAAGGCTCTTACGAGCCTGATTGCGGGAGCGAGTACCCCTTTGAAGATATCATCCCCGCTGGACCTTTATGTCATATTTAAATTTGAGAAACAAGAGGTTTATTTAGTGCTTGCCAAGATGGGTATAAACCATTAATAAAAATAACACTGTTTAGGGAAATGAATAAAAAAAAAGGCCGAATTACTTCAGCCAATTTTCGTTTCGTTTTAAGCAAAGCTCGAACTTCTTTGCTTGATGTTGAAGAAACTGTCCTAAACTAACACAACCCAGAAAGACAAAGCCTCCTGCAACAAAAGGAGATATATTATTTTCTCCCAAATGCTGCAAGGGTTTTTCGAAGAAAGAAAAACCGATGTTAAAAAATGATTTGAAATACTCACAAAAAAAATCCTTAAAATCAAAAATATTCTTTGCCTCAAGTGGCGGTATTGCTTTAAACGCTGTTTATGCCATGGATGACTTAAATGTTTATGAAACAACTGTGTTGATTTTCATCGGTGCTAATACCGATTTCCGAGAGCAAGAAATCATTTACCCTAGCATCCGTAAAAAAGACATACAAAATGCCACAAAAATTAGCAGGGCGACTTTGACAAGGGTTCTTTGTCAGCTTGTTTCGAAAAGTTATCTTTACATTCAAAACAACAGCGATGAAAACGGTTACGATGTCGAAAGTACATATTTTCTTACTGATTACCTGTTTTCTGAGTATGCCAAAAAATGGTATGCCATGTTTGGGGAGGCTCACAGAGAGCCCCCGGGAGGCTCACAGGGAGCCTGTTATTATACTAGCGTAGCGATTCCTTCCGAAGTTGCTCCCCCGTTTTCAGAAGAAAAAGAAAAAGAAAAAAATACCGCCTTTAATAAACCGTGTGGTAGTCGAGCCGAAGGCGAAGGGCTAAGCCCACGTCAAATTGATGCTGTACCCCCCGATTCGCCTAAGGCGAATACGGCACACGATGAATTGGAGGATATTTTCCCACCTTATGATATTCGACCAAAAACACAATTTGGAAAGCGCATTGAAAAGGCTAAGCATGATAACCCCGACTTAAAGTTTTTGAAGGTGACTGAATCTCACCGAAAAATGGTCATGATGTTCAAACCTGATCCAAGGCTAAAAAGCTTTGTGCGAGACAATGAAATTTATTTTATGACTGATCAAGTTTTGGAAATGTATGGTCATCAAGGACATGCCATTATAGAAAAACTGTTTATATATTTTAAAGAAAACTCCAAGTGCGGACAAATGGCTTGGAATGTCAATACTGTTTGGGATTTAATCCGAGCATCAAAAACAACGATCGAAAAAGGAAATTCAAAATGAGTGATGAAATCAGCAACGCTTTTAAAAGAAATTCAACACTGGGCAATGACTTCACTGAAATTGATGAGGATAGAACTGAAGCGTTTATCCTCACCAAATCAATTTACCATCCTAGGCTGACTGATAAGAATGGGAAACCTCGTTATTATCTTTCAAATGAAGAGATCCATTTCATCAGCAAAAGGGCACTAGCAAAGTATGGTTTGGATACAATCCGCAAATTTTATGAAAAAATGAAAGAAGACGATCTTCTTGGAAAAAGGGATGAATTTGACCTAGATGCCATGACAAATGACATAGATATATTTTTGGGGAAAAAACCAAAAGAAAAGCCTGTCAAAAAAACAGAGATTGCAAAAATATCAGATGCGGAACAATCAAATCGCTATATGCATCTTATTTATGCACCAAATAAAGTTAATGTCGATGTTTTAAAAGAAGAGCCAATAGAAGCGATAACTGTCCTCACCAACAGCATGGCCGTGAAATTCGGACATAAAGCAATAGAGATTTTAATAGATTATTGTACGATAAATAATCTCATACCCAAAAAAGGAGCTTGGTCATACCTGTCTGTTCAAGAGGACATAAAAATGGCTATTAAATGGTCAATAGAAAATTCTCATGAGTACCCACGTGCTTAAAAAAAGGATCCAAAAATGAAAATAGGATTGGGCCTCATTGTCAAGAATGAGGAAATAGACATTGTGACATGCTTAAACTCTTTTTTGCCATTAGTCGACTGTGTGTGTCTTGTTGATACTGGATCAACAGACCGAACGTTGGAGATCGCTTATAAGATCATTGGAGCATCTGGAAAACCGAACAGGGTTATCACTTTTATCGATGCGAACGATTCTGAAGGAAGGCTGTGCGATTTTTCAGCAGCCCGGAATGTCTACATCCGAGAACTCGAGTCTTTAGACATGGACTACATTCTTTCAATCGATGCTGATGATACCTTCATAGGTCCCGCAGATCTTCGGTCCTACCTGTTAGACCACTCTGACATTGACGTTCATGGCCTTAAGTATTTTTTAAATGATGAGGTTTCGATCAATACCTATCGCCTTTGGAAAACCGGGTTTGGGATCAGATACGAGGGCAGGGTGCACGAGTGCATTACAATCCCTTGGGATCGGGCAAAAGTGAGCGAAGGCGCTATAACGATCAAACACAATCCAACCTCCCATGAGGGCCAAGAGCACTCTGGACAGCGCAACATGCGCATACTCCGAAAAGAGATCTACCCTTCTTTCAGGGCAATGTTTTACTGGGCCAATGAGAACGTGGATGCTGGGAATTATGAGGAGGCTGTCAAATGGTATCTCGAATATATCAGGCGGTCAAAAGCAGGTGAAAAGCCTTGGATGATTGAGCTTGCCCATTGTTACTTCAGGGGAGCCCGTTGGTTGCACCACTTGAAGCGAACCAATGAGGCCGAGCGACTCTGTCTTGAGCTCCTCTCTTGGGACTCCAGCTGGTCAGAGGCTTGGTGCGAATTGGCTTATATCAATCGACTTCGAGGCGACTTTGAGAAGATGAAATTTTTCGCAAAAAAGGCGCTGGATAACAAATATGTCCCGAGGCTTTTCAGTGAGCCTGATAAATACACCACGACTCCAGCAAACATGCTCATGATTGCAGCGATTCATGAAAAAATTGGTAAAAAAGAGTAGACAATTGTTTCGTTATATTGTAATTAAATATTGCAATTAAATAACGACGAAAGGACATGAAATGGAAACAAAAAACAATGCGCTGGCGACACTTGAAAAAGGCTCGATTGAATATCTCATGAGCATGGCTGCTGTGCCTAAAAATCAGATCAGACGTGAGATGGATCGCAATTATTTGACGCTGCTCAAGAATTCAAATCCTCATCTTGATGATATTTATTTTATCGACTTCATTCATAAATGTCAGATCACGGGAGCCGATCCACGATTGAACCAGATCTATCTCATCTCGCATAAATCTTGGAATAAAGATCTAGGGCAACATGAGTATAAGGGCACTGTGATTTTCGCGTATTTGTTTTTTGTTCAAATGGCGCAAAGAACGGGTCAGTTAGAAGATTGGGGAGTGGAGTGTGTGGACGATACATACACTGATATCACTACCGGAAAAAAAAAGCCGTCTTACACTTCGACATGTTGGGTAAAGCGAAAGGGGCAAGCCAAAGTTACTTATACCGCCTATTTTTGGGAACTTGCAAAAACATATAATGGTAATCCAACAGCCACATGGGCAAATAGTCCAAAACTTATGCTTAATAAGTGTGCAGTAGCTAATGCATTCCGTTGGGCATTCCCCGAGACTTTGGGTTCATTTTACATTCAAGATGAAATTAAAGATGCTATCGATGTTGAATTCACCCCGATGGAACCTACTGCAAAGCCAGCTCCGCAACCAGCCGAGCAGGTGCAACAAGTCCAGCAAATCGAACAGACTGCACAGCAATTGGATAAAGAGACAATTGAAGCCGAGACATTCACTCCTGAGCGAGACATTGAAGATCTGAGAGGTGAGCTTATTGAATTTCTTGGCAATGCCAGCCCTGAGTTTTTTGGAAAGCTTGGCAAAGACAAAGTCTCAATGCTCGATAAGGTAGTGAATACTAGAACCTACAGCAGCATGAAGACTATCTATGAAATTTGTCTGGCGGTGAAATGATGAAAGCAAAACTAATAATTGATATGCCTGAAAAATGCGACCATTGCCGTTTTTTTTGTCAATTTGAGGATGGAGAAGATTTTTGCTGTGCGCTTTCTTTTTTGAAATATTTTACTGATGATGAAATTGACTACGTTGGATCAAAAAGAGCCGATTGGTGCCCGCTTGAGGAGATGCCAGAATGAACTACCGAGGCAACAACCAACAATGTGACATCTGCTGCGGTAGGACCAAGTGTTCCTACTGCGGCAATGTCCCTCGGGAGATCCCCAAGAGGAAGTTCTCGACAATTCGCTGGTCGAAGCATCACGAATTTTACGAGTTGAAATTTGAAAGCAAGTCAATGGAATTAGACTGTGTCAATAACGAGTTTAATCCCATAGTCTCATCGTTAGTCATGCGTGATATCGATGTTGAAAGCGAAGAGTTTAAAGAGATCATCAATTTGACCACTGTAAGGACGTCTCATGATGCTCATCTTTTTTTGGGCTGTACCGAGACATTCAAAGAATTTTTCAAACTTGATGAAAGTGACCTGCTTTTAACAACAGGCATTATTGTGACTGGTTTTAAGTATGGGGAATCTTCAATTCAAAAAATAATTGTCGGCATTGCGAGAGGGAAAGTCGAATGAAACAAATCAAAGATGCGCTGAGGAAAATAGATCACCCAGTTGAATTAGAGGCGCTGTCTCGTGCTTGGATAGAAATCACCTTGGAGCGAAATGATTACAACAGGTCACGGTCATGCATCGATTTAGGGATCTCACTAGCGAAGATGAGAGCCTATATCATCCAAGGAAAAATTACCGTGAAAGACTCTCCGGCTGGGAAAAGGGCGAAGGGTTAACCTTCGCTGTCTTCTTGGAATGGATCTTCAGCTTCAACTTCTTCTTGAGCTTCAACGTCTTTTTTCTTACGCCCTCTTGACACGTAATACTTGCGCTCATAGTCTCTTGCAAAATCTTCTTTTGCACAGCAACAAAGCTCGCCTTTGGCTCCCCGGATGATCCAATCGCCTTTTTTGCATACAACGTCACCCTCTAATGTCGCAATTGAAATATCATCATTTTGCAGATCACAGGAATTCCATGTGATACGAGAGTCATACTTAAGACAGTCAATTGTCACACCCTCATACTGAATTGCTTCAACAGCTACAGGCTTCTTCACATATCTTTCAAACATAATTACCCCTTCAATTGTTAATAGTGCAATGAAGGGGAATAATGGCAGGAATTACTCAGAATTTCAAGGATAATAGGAGCTTGATGATTGCGAATGGATTGCCTGTTTTGATAACTGCGATCCCTTGAATGAACGCTTTACCGATCTCAGCAATTGTCGAAAGATCAAAAGAAGATTTAACCGGGACGATCTCTCCAGTTTCAGCATCAGGTGTTTCAGACTTGATTGCGTCGATCACATCAATTACAGCTTGCCCTACATTTTGGAATACAGTGATCGCTTCGATTGCATCAATGTCTTTCGCCTGTGCTGTGATCACTTCCAGATCAATTGAAGATAATGAAAGTGCGGTGCCTTTGAGGACATCAATCAGCTTATTGATTTCGTCGATACCTAAATTTGACATATTAAAATCTCTCCTTCTTCAATAGCTCGTTAATAAAAGCGGTGTTGACCGCAAGGTTTTTATCTATGTCAGCCAGCTTGAAATTAATGGACTCTATTTTTTTCATAACGTTCTGAAAGCATTTAAAAAAGAATCCCGACACCGCACCAATTCCCGCTAATGCGCTACCGCATATTGTTACGAGTTCGTGGAATGTAATATCAATCATTTATATCATCCCCTCATTTTTCGGCATGAAGCAATGATATAACATTAGCCACTATCGCCACAAGGATTTATGCCCCGAATTCCTGTTGGCATAAAATGATCTTCTTTGAATTATTAGAAGCGTGAATATTGCTGATATGAGACATGCTGGAATGGATATTGCGACAATAATGAAAAGGATAACGGCAGGTGGCATTATCATTTTACTCCTTCTGCTTCATGTACTCGATATAAGCTTGCAACTGTTCGGCTTCCGATAACTGCTTAGTTTGAGATACTAAGTGCCTGACTTTTGATCGAGTCACCAAAGCATGCTTGATACCTAATTTTTGTAGTTCGTCGGAATACACGTTATCAGAATACCAGAAATTCACGGTCTGACAAAGCTTCATCCCTTTTTCGTAGAAAATAGATCGTCTAGCGACAAGGCACCAACCACACACTTCGGCACCGATCCTGTAACCTTCAATCATGTCTACATCGGGTATTCCACCGTACACCCGGCTATGCCACTCCCATTGATCATTCCACGGAGAAAAAGACTCCATGTCCTTGCGCATGTTATGAGCGATCACAATCTCCTGCATCCAACCCGGCTCAAAAATCAAATCATTGTTGGCAAAGACTACCCATTTGTTTAAACTCGCAATTAACCCCAGATTAAGAGCCCGGTTATAACAAAAAACGTCATTACCGTAACGAATAGTTTTTTCCTGACCGCACTCTTTAATCTCGGGGCCTGACTCCACGACAATGACATTAAATTTTATTTTCTTTTCTGACGCTCTTAAACTATCAATGCAATTTTTCAAAAGTAGGAAATGTTTTTCGTCTTCTGTCTTTGAGACAATAATGACGTCTACTGTTATTTTTGTTATCAAGAATTTCTCTATTTTCCCCCTGTCAGGATACCAAGTTTGATCCGTTGGAACTTTCATCAAATCATCACCGCTTGTCTGCATCCGCTGTAACACCCTTCTATTGTTTTCTCGAATTATTTTTGATGTATCCTGCACAAATAACCTCTTATTTGCTATGATTGATTTAGCAAATCTGTTATTATTGCCGTTCAAAATTGAGCTTGACTATTTCCGTCACAATACCACGTTTAATCTCGTCACACAACACGTCTATATCTGCAAAATAAACACTTCTAATCGGAAATAGATCAAGCCACAATTATCCAGCTCTAACTGCTCTGATATATGTACAAGCTTCATTACCTGAGATCCCGTTTATAATGTTTGAATCATTTTTATAAACAGTGACTGACCCAATGTTTGAGGATACAGAACATGCAAAACTTAACTTAAAAGTTTTCGGATTATTTTTTACAATGATCCTCTTTTTACCGTAAAGCTGTGTGATAACTTCAGCAGCTCCGTTGGGTGCCGAAATTGAGATAACTGACTCTGTCCCCTGCTCTGGTTTATCTTTATCATCAGTTATTCTCAATCTGCCGCCCACAGCTGAAACTCCACTTGATCTTGACGCAGCTACCGAAGCTGAATACTCCACGTCCCAAATGCCAATATCAAATGGAAGCAAACAGCCGGGAATATCGATCTCTTTACCTGCTGTCACAGTTTTTGCCTCAGAAGTGCTGTATGCGATCACTTCCTCACCGATAACTTTTTCCGGGATCGGTTTGCCGTCTGTTCTGCCGGGGATGCCTTCGGCTGGGACTAACCCATCCGCTTCGCCCGGCTTTACTTTTTCGGGTTTCACCGTATCATCTTTATTTTTTTTATTCTTAACACCGATATCTACTATTGCCATATGGTTTTCCCTTTTTTCTCATTATCTGATAAAAACATGTGAGTCCTTTCTTAATTGTTATTCCTTTTAAATTGGGCCGAGGAGGCTGATGCAGAATGAATTTGATAGTTTCATGGCTTACCCTATCGTATATGATGCAGTGTGCGCTAAAAAACCACCGTTCCCAGAACCCGCAAAAGAGGAGCCATTCCACTGTTGAAATATTTCAGCTGAACCGTCATAAAAAAGCACTATTCTACCGGGACGGTCTGGATACACAGTTGACTCATAAGTTGGTACTAACCACTGAACCCCTCCACTTGCTGGCCTAATTGCTGCGGGAAACCCGTTTGCAGCTGGTATCACTACAGTTTGTGATTTATTTGTCGCAAAGATTGCTTCATTCATAACAATAGTGACTTGTTTTCCAATGCGAACATATCGTCCAGTCAGATTTTGTGTCGTGGCAGTCCATGGCCCTTGAGATATTACCGAGAATGTTCCTTCTTCGTAGTGATTCAAGGTACTCTGCCCTGCCGCATCATCGAGCTTGAGACCATCATTATACGTCTTAACCCCAGCAAAAGTCTGCGCTTCTGTGCTAACCAAACCAGCCGCACTAGCACTAGCCGGACCAATCCAAACGTCAACCGCCGTCACGCCTTCCATGTTCGCTGCTGTGGTGTATGTTGTGGGTTCGGCGTTTAGTTCAACATCTCCTGAAAACGCATAATAATCAGTCGTCCCAGAAGCATGTTGATAAGATACATTCCCGGTATTGGCCGTGGTATATGCCTGAGAAAACAGAGGACCGCCACCAGAAAATGCTACGACCGATTGGTCGGCTGTAGCTTTGAAAACTACATCCGCAATAGTCATTGTTGCAGATGTTCTGCTCCCGGATGCTACAGTATAACGTACGTTGAATTTCATTCTCCAAACGCCCGAGCTATCTGCATAAAATACCGCTACAGCTCTAGTAACCGCAGATACGGTTGGATTGCTTGTGACTGCTGAACTTAGGTCTAATTGTTTCGTCCTCTTCGTCGCAGCTGAGTAAGGGACGAGAACGTTATTGTTGCGGATACCGATTATGTTTGAAGGCATGGTTACTCCTTGTTATGCAATTCTTTCTGCTGTTATTCTACCGAAAGCTTGAACTGTTCCTGATGAAAACTCAGCATATGCTTTTAAAAAATAAGTTGTCTCTACCGTAGGAGTTACAATATCAGATGGGACGGCTATTGTTGTTTCACAAGCAGCAGTTGGTGGAGTTGGAAGCAACCCAGCATTGCCACCTAATACTATTCCACCGCTAGCATTGCCATCAGCTGTACCTATACCACCTCCAAATCTTGTCCCAGTTACAGCACCACCATTACCGCTGAACCCTACAATTGACTTCAATTCCCATTTTCCCGGTTTCACCGTGACACTAGTTACTGTTTTCCATTCGCTATTTGTTAAGGTAGTTCTGCTTGCTATGAGCAGAGATCCAACTTTAGTTTCACCAATATATCCTTCAGCTACCGCCACCCCATCAGTCTTACCAACAATTCCACCACTTGGAGTAAAAGCCCCCGTTACAGTAAGTGGCCCACTGACATATCCGCCAAGACCACCTGTACCGTCGTTTACAATCCAATGCGAGTCTTTAGTATCCCAGCTAAACTCTGCCCATTGATCAGAACCCCCAAAGTAAACATCTGCATTCTCTACACTGTCATACCAAATCTTCTCGGTGCCATTACCGTCAACTTTTAGAGGATAAGTATTCAAGTCATTATTTTTAACCGAGATCCTCACAACTGTTTCAGTGAAACCAGCTGGTAAAACAATAGTGTATTGTTCAGCAGCACCGGCCATATCAACAAGATAATGCCGCCCGTTGTAGGCCGTGAATGTTTTGGGAGATCCTGTGAAATCGGTTAGATCGAGAGCTTGGGTTACTAATCCTTGCCCGCCTGTCAAATTTTCTTCGCAATCAATTACCCACTGCGTACCATCCCATGATAACTCAACCCATGTTTCAGCGTTTGCTAGCCTTATTCCCGTAAGACCTGCCGAACCGTTGTATTTGATGGTGTCAGATCCTGCCCTATTGAGGGTGACACGATAAATGTTGGTCGCATTGCCGAGAACGCTAACTCTGACAGCTGCCTCAGACTCTCCAGCAGGAAGAGCAACGTTTATATCCGAACTAGCGCCTGACATGTCGATTAAATAGTGCTTGCCTTTAACCAGAGATGACACTGTATGAGTGACAGCCGTCACGATCAAACCACCGCCTACACCTGTTGCCCCTGTTACTCCGGTTGATCCCGTTGATCCTGTCGCACCTGTGCTTCCTGTTGCTCCCGTTGCTCCTGTTACTCCGGTTGGTCCGGTTGCGCCTGTTATTGATTGCCCAGTAGCTCCTGTTGCACCTGTTGCCCCTGTTACTCCGGTTGCTCCCGTAGCTCCTGTAGGACCCGTCGCGCCTGTCGCTCCCGATATCCCTTTGATGAAAAGTGGAGTCGCTACAAAACTAGCATATGTTGTCCCACCGTAAACAAAATGGAAATCTACAGTTTGAGGTGACCGATCTGATTTCCCAAACACCTTGATAACGATTCTGTCTGTAACCTCGATATCAATATCGGAATTTTGTGTGTAACTTGTAATATATTCAGTAACAGATGTTGCATTAATCTCTGGTGATTCAACGTTAAATAATTCAGTTTCGACACCTAAAGATGATCTTTTGTAAACACGATAAACCGCTTTAGTAACCCCTGTTACGTTGTTAACAAAATGATGCATTCTGAAACGCCATGTCCCGGCAGGAATAACGTCTATTTGTGGATACTCTAAAACAGTAACATATGGATCAACAAGAACCTCGGCATTACCGTTGTTCCCTACTGTCACTGTTTCATCACTTTGAGCACCGGCTGGCATGCGGCCCAAAAGTTCATAACCAGCAATATCTGCGCTGGATTGATTATCGAAATAAAGAATTTGTCCCGATGTCTCACCGTCAGCACCGGCTGGTCCTGTAGCTCCTGTTTCTCCCGTTGGTCCGGTAGCTCCTGTTGCACCCGTTCCACCAGTGGTTCCGGTTGTTCCCGTCGCCCCTGTGCTACCCGTCGGTCCCGTTGGCCCCGTCGGACCTGCTTCACCAGTTATTGATTGACCGATTGCCCCTGTCGAACCCGTAGCTCCAGTAGCCCCCGTTGGTCCCGTTGCCCCTGTAGGCCCAGCTTCACCGGTTATTGATTGCCCTGTCGCTCCCGTTGGCCCGGTAGGTCCCGTCGCTCCAGCAGGGCCTTGAATATTACCTACGTTGTCCCAAATTGTTCCTGTCCAAACATAGAGATCACCATTGACGAGATATCCATCGCCAACCGTCCCTGTTGGGTGTGCTGCAACCAAATCCTCATAGCTGTCATATGATCCCAAAATGGTCACACCAATTCCGGTAGCACCTGTCGTGCCTGTGGAACCCGTTGCCCCTGTAGGCCCTGTTGATCCCGTATCACCCGTTGCCCCTGTAGCCCCCGTCGCTCCAGTATTACCTGTTGCCCCCGTTGCTCCAATTTCGCCCTGGCCGCCAGTAGCTCCTGTTGGTCCTGTCGAACCAGTAGCTCCTGTTGGTCCTGTTGCCCCTGTCGGACCGATATCACCGGTGATCGATTGTCCAGTAGCTCCTGTTGATCCCGTTGCTCCTGTTGATCCCGTTGCTCCGGTCGATCCCATCGCCCCAGTTGGTCCTGTTGCCCCTTGCGGCCCTGTGATGTTCCCGACATTCTCCCAGACAAGCCCATTCCAAACATAAAGATCACCTGCCACTAAATAAGCATCTCCGATTGAGCCTGTCGGATGAGCTGCAATCAAATCTTCATATGTTGGATATGATCCTAGGATGGTGACGCTTGTACCAGCTTCACCCGTCGCTCCTGTCGAACCTGTCGCTCCAGTGGCTCCCGTTGCTCCGGCTGGACCTGTTGCCCCCGTTTCACCTGTTGATCCTGTAGGACCTGTTGGACCTATCGGCCCTCCCTCTGGCCCTGTCGGACCTATTGGCCCAGTGGGCCCAATCCCACCAGCTATGACTGGCGTTATAATTTTAATCGACGTATCTAAATTGGATGTCATTGCGTCACCTCAAATTTTCCTTGTGCTAGTCTAAAAACATATGCCCCTTGAGCGACATTGATTTGATAATCGTAAAGCCCTATTTCATAGTCTTCTGTTACATCAGATGGAATACTAAACCTTATCACTCCAGTTGCAATATCGATTATACCCTCAATTGTGTCTAAATCGGTAGATACATCATCTGTATAAATTATCATCTCTGCGTCATATCCTGACAGATCAGCTGGCAATCCCGAGCATTGGTTTGTAACTAAAATATCAGCAAAAAAAGTAACCCCGGTGTGGCAAGATAGATCTCCACAATCTGTTTTGACAAAGTCTATAGTACTCATGACATCCCTTTATTATGCGGTGTAATTTTTTAATAAATCCCACTTATCCCCAGAGGATCTAATTACTATAGCGCCCCATTGAGCAAGGTTTGTTGTGGCATTGCCAGCAATTGTTGACCCACCATTAACAACAATAGAGCATGTTCCTGAGTTGATATTCTTAATGACGATCTCTCGCCCTTTGTTTGCTTCTGATGGTGTGGGCACGGTTATTGTTATTGCTGTAGCTTTATTCGCAAAAACAGCATGGATATCATAAGCTACAGAATAATTATCCTCCGGTGATATGACTCGATTTTCTAAAACTAGCTTCCATTTTGTTGTGTCGCTCAAAGCATTATTTAAATTATCGTCGGCAACAGACATGAATACTCTACCATCAGATTCTTTGATAAATGAACCGATATAATATGTTTTAGCAGAATCCCATTCAGAAATACCTTCCTCAGCTAAATAAACTAATTGCGAAGTAAGCACATAAAATAAAGTATTTAAATCTTGTATCATCGGACAATTATTTACATCTACCGCTGATGAAAATCCATCATTCCATGCATCCCTAGATTGTAGATCATCGATATTTTCAGAATAAGTAGGATCAGATTCAGCATATGACCCAAATTCTGACAACACTCCTGTAGCCCCTACACTTGCAAATATTTTTGTTCTTTTTTGAATCAACCTTGCCATAAAAAATCCTTTACTTAAGCTGGAGAAAGATTGTCGATAAGATGCCAAGACGAACCACTACAAATAAAATGAGCATGAGCGCCAGACTTTGGTAAGGTTATAAATGCATTGCCATCTATGGTTGATGAATCTTTAACATACACTCTAACAACTCTTAGTGTTGGAGGAGAATACCATCTATTTGAAACGATAACCGTTCTACCTTTTAACCCGTTAGATGCTGTCGGCAAATAAACAGATATAGGAGAAGAAGAATGTGTATAAACTGTATAAAAATAATCATCATAACTTATATCTGTTGAAATGCCTCCTGCTCCAGTAACGTAGGCTGTTATAATATTTGTTTTGATGCATCTCCATTTGGTCAAGTCAGATAGTTGATTATTTAAATTATCATTTGTTAATGATTCAAAAATAGCTACACCACGTCTATAATCACTCCATACATATTTAAGTACTAAAGAACCCTCATAATATGTCACCAAGCTTGACCATTCAGTTAGGCCTTGTTGTTGCAAATAAGAAATTTGTCTAGTTATTACATAAAGCAAAGAGTTGATATCTTGCACAGCAGGATTATAATTGTTAATTAATGCAGATTGCAAACCATCTACCCATGCCGTCCTTGATTGAATTTCAGCAGGATCATCTGAATAAGCTATTGAACCATCTTTGAGAGATCCAAACTCTGCCAAAATATTATTAGCCGGCACATCACCAGCAAAAATTCTTTGATATTTTTTTGTTATCTTAGCCATTCAAATTTCCTTTGTTATGCATAAGGTGATGCAAAACTGCCCAAAACAATTTTCCATCTTCCTGAAAATGAATTATCAGCTATGAATGTCAATGATTGATATATATTAGTTAGGGTAGCCACAAGAATAGCATCACCCGTATATATTTTAACATCAAATGATGCGGCAGTAGGAACCTCACTCATAACTGAAATTTTTCTTCCAACATAGTCAAGACCAGAAGATCCTGAACTTAACGGCAATTTTATTATAATGTCCTCGCTTGGAGCTGCGTTAACAACCCTTATATGTTCTTCATCATACGCTACAACATGCTCATACCCCGTAACTGTAACCGTTTTACCGTTACAAAATAATTTCCATTTAGCTGTATCACTCAAAGCATTGTTTTGGTTATCATCGACTAATGACATAAAGATAATGCCATTCTCTTGCGCTAAACAACCTATATAATAAATGGTATTTTCATCCCATTCTGGTATCCCTGTTTGTTGAAAATATGCAACTTGTCTTGTCATGATATTAAACAAAGCATCAAACTCTTGAATCGCAGGTGGAGCCTGATTAATCAAAGCTGATCCCAAGCCAGAACCAAAATATGTTAATGCCTGAATAACATCTGGATCATCTGAGTATGTAGGATTCCCAGCTTTCAATGAGCCGAATTGAGCGAGTTTTCCATCGGCTGCAACATTGGCGAAAATCTTTTGTAATTTATAAGGTAAACGAGCCATTTTATATCCCCATTGTATAATCTAAAAATTCGGCTGTTGACGTATCGCCTTCATAATCTGAAAACCCATCTGTAGCTAAATAAGATGTCTCATAATCACCCCATACCCAAACGTTGAGAGGATCAATTACTGAAAATACATTTTTGATACCAACTCCCATTGGTTTTGGCAATAAATCGGCAAGATACCCAGTTGTTACAATAAAGACAGTATAAGACTCATTGCTGATAAAATAAGTTATTGTCATGTCTAAATTGTCAAACATGATAATCTTGTCATCAAAGAATTGCTTCAAAGAATCCGTTATTTCATAGTAAGTATTTTTTGACAAATTCAAGAAAAGTTTAAGCTTTAAAAGAAATCTGTAATCATCATCATTCAATGATGATTCTCCTGATGTTGCATTGATATAACTATAAAAATATATCCCTAAATTGACAGTTGAATCATTATAGTCAGTAAGACCATATGTTGTACCAGCTAAAAATTCTTGATCATCAAATTTTAAATATGTCCTCCTAATTGGTACAGATAGAACCCTTGATAACCCTATGTATTCTCCCAATACATCAAGTTGTTTTCCAATAGCGGTTTCAATGTTAAACGCTTGATCCAAGTCTTTTGCGACGAGATCGCAAATGGCAACATCGACTAAAGCCGCGATAGTAGCTTTAGCCTTCGGTTGATTGATATATTGATATAAAAGGAGTTCGACATAATAATTTTTGGTATCTTCTAATTCTGTCATAGTTACACCACTATAATTGCAATTTTTGCACCCGATATAATCCACCTACCATTTATAGTTGGAGGGGCAATATATGAGTCTGTAGGCGAAGGCGCTGAACCTACACCACCGCTTGCGATTACTGCTAATGGATCAATTGATTTGACATGAGCGGCAATCTCAGAGTAATCGGCCATTTCATTAATCCCGTACACAATATTTGAAAATATCGATGATTTGATGAAATCTGTATCAATAGTATGTGACACGTCTTTGCTTGTTATTGTTAGTTCAATATAGAGATCGTAATAGGTTGGCCTTGAAAACAAGATATCAATGGGAACACCATTGACTTGTGTAATTGTAACCGACTTTGCTGTTCCTGTAGGGCCTGTCGGGCCTGTCCCGTAGTACATTCCACAGCCAGCGTTTCTTTTCTTATTTATAATGTCCGCTATATCGTCTTCATCACCACCGTCAACAATAGGCCAAATAGAGTGTGGCGGTATTCCGTTTGCGTCTGTCACCGAAGTGTTGTTTTCAAAAACAAGAGCGTAAAGAACCTCTTCAATGCCGAGTAGAGCACTTGTTAGTCCGTCAAGATATCCCGTTGAAGGGTTTGCTACCGATTGAGTCCTTCTAAATCTAAGCTGTGCATCTGTTTCCTCATTCGCGCCTTGGATAATCGCTCCACTTGGGTTATTGGCTGTGAGAACCCCTAATGTCACGGTTTCGATGTTTGTAATGGTATCGTCAATGACT